CCTTACGGTACATCCTTCAGGGCTAACTCCTATGGACGATATCGTCTTTGGAGAGGCCCTCTCCGGGAGGCTACGCTTGACGTGCGCAAACAAAATAACAATGGTTCCGAAAGATGCGAAAGTTCATAGAACAATCGCTATAGAGCCCCTCCTCAACGGGTACCTCCAAAAAGGTATCGATATGTTTCTTAGGAAACGTATTGAACCTCTCGGTATTACCCTTGATGATCAAGGAAGGAACCAGCGCCTTGCCCGTGAGGGCAGTATGCCGGACTCTATAAACCCATTTTGCACAATTGATCTTAGTGCAGCGAGCGACTCCCTAGCAATTGAAGTAGTTAGGGAGTTGTTACCGCCCGATTGGTTTACCTTCTTGAACAGTACGCGCAGTCCATCGTATGAAAACGGTGACTGTGTGACCCGTTATGAGAAGTTTACATCAATGGGGAATGGATTCTGCTTCCCACTGCAGAGCATAATATTTGCTTCTGTGGTATACTCTGCTTATGTCCAAACCGGACAATTAAGGCGTGGTGATTTTCGGATTACCAATGCTGCAATCTACGGCGACGATATTATCGTACGACAGAGTACAGCTCTTTTAGTACTGGAGTTACTCCGGTACATCGGTTTCCGACCTAATACTAACAAAACGTTTCTATTTGGTCCTTTCCGAGAGAGTTGTGGTGCAGATTACTTTGAAGGTGTGCCCGTACGCCCGTACACCCTAGACTTCCTCCCAGTAACTGATGAGGATATCTATGGTATCTATAATGGTCTTCGAGAAAACCCGTTTTTCTCAGTAACTTCTGTCGCTGAGTGGGTACTTTCCTTCATACCAAGAAGGGAGCGTCTTGAACGTCCATATCCTGGGGATCCCACCACCGCAGCGACCGTGCCACTCGATACTTTTATGAGTAGCAGGTTCGCCCGATGGAATCGATTCATCCAGGATTGGCAATGGAGAGAGTTACGTAGAACTGGTATTCCAGACTCACGTGATTTCCATCCATCTGTTCAAATGTACGGATTACTTCGTGGGGCTGTCTCGAACGGCTCACGCGTTGAATACACCTTACGTCGCAAGACACGGAACAGCATTAGAGTTTTCCCTCTAGTGCCCACGTAGCCGTTATTGGCTATGTGGTTA